GCCGACCAGCTAAAGCAAAAAGATATTCAAATCGCTGAAATGAAACCAAAAGCACTATTTGCAGACGCAGTAGCTACAAGCAATCGTTCAATTTTAGTTGGTGAGTTGGCTAAGCTTATCAGACAAAACGGTGTAGATATTGGGCAAAATAGACTGTTTATCTGGCTTAGAGAACACGGATATTTAATTAAAAGAAAAGGCACAGATTATAACATGCCTACACAAAAAGCAGTAGCAATGGGGCTATTTCAAATTAAGGAAACTAGTATTACACATTCTAACGGTACAGTTACGCTAACAAAAACAGCCAAGGTTACTGGTAAAGGGCAACAATATTTTATTAATAAATTTTTATGTAGCCAAAGAGTTTTACCAGTTATAGAAAGGAGCTAAGCAAATGACATGAAGGACAGTAAACAATGAGCGAGATTGAAAGAAAGTCCAAATTATTAAAGAAGGCAGTAAGGAGAAAGACGATGGAACTAATCAATAAAAAAAGCCTGCAAGAACTAATCAAAGCAACTTTCATGGAAACAAAGCCGATTTTTGAAGAACACTTTACAGGCAGTAAGGGGAAACTTAGTAAAGATGAGCTGAAAGCATTAGAAAAAGCAGGAAGGCAGCACTACTACAGTGCAACTGAAGCTTGTCAATTCCTTGGAGTTAGTCAAGCTACATTCTGGAAGTGGAAAAAGAAGTATCCAGAACTTAAACCAATTATGGTTGATGGAATTTGTAGGTTTGCTAGAGAAGATCTGATTAATTTTATGAATGAGAAGAGAAAGTAAGAGGTAAATAAAGGAGGAATCACATGTTTAAAGCAATTAAAAAGTGTCTCAAAAAAAATTTTGAGACAGATCAGAAACTAACTAGAAAAGAAACAACAGTAATTACTTTAGCATATGCAATCTTTTTGATAGGGGCAATTATAGCACTGATTATTTTGTGCTCGCCTATAGCAGAGTAAAGAAAGAGTAGACACAATATGTTAACAAGAATTAACCAAGCAATTAATCGAGTTTGCGACTGTAATTTAACTGTAAGAGCAACAACAATGATCACATTAGCATATGCAATTTTGATAATTGGTGCACTTGTAGAGCTATCTTTTTTAGGAGCCCCCCTAGGAGACTAAACACGGGAAAATGAAAAATAGATGTGTGTGACCACATCTATTTAACCAAGGATCAGTTTTAGCATGCTGATACTTGCCCGTTTGTTTGCCAAAACCTTGCAGTTTAAAATCGCATATCCGAAAAACGTCTAGAATATTTTCCTCAATTTGATTCAAACACATGGGTGCTAAACCATGTTTCTTGAAGCCACATATCACTTAGGCAGTCGAGGTTGCCATCGTTTAAGCCACGATTAGCATTTACGTGAAATGGCACTGGCTAGGACAAAAAGTCTGACAAAAAGATCAGCTCCTTTCCTACAAAAAAATATAGTTGATTATCAGGCTAACGTCAAGAATAGTTTACAAAAAAAGGAGAAAAAATGGAAATACAAGAGATATTAGATTTAATAAAAAACAAAAGACATGCACTAGGACTTTCACAGTTTGATTTATCAAAGCAGTGTGGAATTTCAAGACAAAACATTATCGAAATAGAAAAAGGAAAAAGAATACCTAAACTTACTACACTATTGCAGATATTAAGAGCACTCAATTTAAAAATAAAAATTAAATAGAGCAATAAAAAAACAGTCACTGCATTAACAGCGACTGCTCATGGTAATAAATTCAAATAAAACATCAGAACAAGGATATTATAGCATGAATAGATTTATACCACAACTAAACAAAAAACAGTTAAAAATATTAGAGCGAAGTCAAAGACAAGAAGACCTGCACAAGTTAGCAAAGCAGGATCCCTCAGCACTAATTATTGTTATCAAAAACTACCCTTACATCGTAAGTGAGTATGGCAATGAATACGATGACGCTTTTACAAGTGCATGGGAGTTTATCAAGTGGCGACTAGATGAGTTAAAAAGCTTAGACAGACTAGCTTATGAAATGCACTACAGCAAAGAAGATTTAATAACATTTATCACTGATATTACTGATTACGACTATGATGGAGAGCTACAACAACAATTGTTAATTGATAGATACGGTGCAGAAAGGATAGATGAGTACTTATGCCTATAAAAAATAACATAGATCATTCTGAGTTTTTCGATGAGTTTACAGAATGGCAAGTAGAACTAACAGAAAAAACCAAGTATATTGAACAACGCTTTCATGAAGAGGCAAAGAAAGAGCCAACGTTCGGAAAAGCCCTAGATTGGCTAGACAGAACAAGCCCAGATATGCCAAGCAGTTTTATACCTAGTACACAACAAGCTCAATCAAACTTGATAAGAGAGATTATAGCAACTGCCAGAGATCAAATTTGGGCAGACATGAGAAAGATTGGTACAGATAAATGAGCGACAGCAGTGAAACCAAAGAACCTATAATTACAAAAATACAAAACGAGCTGAAAGCACCTAAAAATCAGTACAACAGTTTTGGTAAATACAATTATCGAAATGCTGAGGATATTGAACAAGCACTTAAACCATTATTAAAAAAATATAATGCAACGCTGATAATTGATGAAGATGTTCGCATGGTAGGAGATAGAACATACTTTGTTGAAACGGCTAAATATAAAGATAGCGAGCAGGCTTTACAGGTTAGCGGTTGGGCAAGGGAGCCAGAAAACAAAAAAGGCATGGATGAAAGCCAGATATCGGGAGCGACAAGCTCATATGCGACAAAGTACGCTTTGTCCAAGCTATTCTTAATTGACGACACAAAAGACGCTGACAAGCTTAATCAGGGTAATGAATATAGTCAAAAGCCAGTCACCTCTGCAGCAGTAAAAAAGCTAAGCAAGAACGAGCTAGATATGTATATTACAACCTATAAAGGGCAGGAGATGTTACTAGGGCAAATCTGGGACTTAGCAATTAAAGGCGACGCAGAGGCACGAGCATGGTGGAGAATGCAAGCCAAGCATGCAACTACTGAAGTTGGTACTGCAGTAACTCAATATCAAGCATACAGACAAGGGAGAAAATAATATGGATACAGAATTAGAACAACAACCAGGTTATTATTCAATACTTACAGCTAGTGTTAGATACGATAAAGATTTGAATGCAAATGAAAAAATCTTGTTTAGCGAAATTACAGCATTATCTAACAAGCACGGATACTGCACAGCAAGCAATAAATATTTTGCTGAACTATACCAAGTTGCTAAAGGTACTGTATCAAAGTGGATAACTCACTTGAGCCAAGCGGGATATTTAAAAGTTATTCTAATCAAGCAAGCCGACAACCAAGTCATAGGACGCAAAATGTATCCAATTAGCAATCCAAAAATAAAAGACGAGGGGGGTATACACTCTCAGGGAGTAGAGGGGTATACACTCTCAGAGAGTATAGTATGCACCAAAAAATGTATACCCTATACACCAAATGATGTATACCCTATACACCAAAAGGTGAAAGGTAATAATACAAGTAATAATAATACAAGTATAAATAATAATATATTGTCGGGTAAAGAACCCGACCCCACACCTGAACCAGAAGAAAAAGAAAATTTAGAGTTTACTAAAAAGACATCAGATTCAAAAAAATCAAAAACTACTTCCAAGACAGACAATATACCCTATGACCGAGTAATTAAGTATCTTAATGCTAAGGCAGGAACAAACTATAGAGCTACTAACAAAGCTACACAAAGACTGATAAAAGCCAGATTTAACGAGGGTATGACTACTAAAGACTTTAAAAAGGTTATAGACAATAAATGCGATGACTGGTTAAAAGATCCAAAGATGTGTGAATACTTACGACCAGCGACACTATTCGGTAGCAAGTTTGAATCTTATCTAAATCAAAAGACTAAGCCAAAGACTAAGCCAAAGACTGACTGGCACGAGTACTCTACTAGAGCTGATACGGATAATAGCGTATCTTCAGACAATACTGAACCAAAACTAAGTGAAGAAGAACTAGACAAGATTTTTAATTCATTTGGCAAGAGTGAAAACACCTAAGCGGTGTTAATAGCATTATTTGGCAATATAACGGCGTATAGTGAGATTAAATATAAAACTAGTATAAATACACGATAAAAATAAAAACAATTTAAAAGGGCTTATAACGCAAATTAGGAGGATATCATGAAAACAAGTAAAAAGCATATTTACTTACCAAGATTAAAAATGTGCAAGCCAAAAGAGACTTTCAAAGTGCCATGCACAGAGGTCATCATTGCAGAAGATGAGAACCTAGTAGCAATTGTATCTGCACTGGTGAATAACGAGTGGCTACTACTACCAGCTAGGCTGTATAAAGTATTCGGTCGTGAGATTGCCGTAGGTGCAATTGAAGGTGAAAATGCCGGAGAAGCAAAAGCGTATATGTACGATACAAAAACTGGGCGAGCTATCTTCATTCAGACAGTTAAAGCTCGTGCAACTGACTTGTGCACCGAGATTTGTCGGACAACTCAGCAAATGCTGGAAAAATTGGAGTGCGACTGCTTGGCTAGTTTGCTATATATTGACGGCACTAACTTCTTTCTCCAAGTTGATCTTCAAGCAGAAGAGCCAGAAAATGAGTCTATTCAGTTAAGCCGACCAGCTTTAAAAGTAAAAAGGTATAAGACCACGGAAGAAATGATGGATAGCTACATTAAAAATTACGGTAAAGATTGGATGAAGAAAAATGTTAAAAAATGAAAAAAAAGGGCTTACAAAAGAAAGTGAAGAAAACAAAACTTTAATAATTAAGTCAAAAATTCGTACTTTTCGTGGTATCATGCTAGAGTATATCGAAAAGCTAGTAGAAAAGTACGGGCAAGATCCGTGGAATGAAGACGACATAGACTACAAAATGATGGAACTTGCCAGAGAAAAGCTTGAAATGTGGCAAAGCAGAATTAGAGCATGTAAGAGTATAGACGTTAAGCATGACGTTACCAAGCACTATACTTACAAAGCAGAGCTCAAAAATGCAAACAGCATAGAAAAAAAGATAATTAAATTGCTGGCGAAGGGAAAGGGGCTTGCTGCCACAGCACGAGGTGCTCACACTACACAAAGTGTTGTTTTAGAAGTAGCTCACAAAAGAAATTTAAAAGTTAATTTCCTTTTTCATTTTTGCCTGGTAGATATAAATGGTGTACGACCTAATTTTTACTCTAGCGAGCTTAAGAGCTTAGCCAGAGAAATGCATATAGCACCTCGTAAGCTAACTAAAATACTAGCGGAAAATGACGTTGAGATATTGAAAAAACGAGGTTATAAGCTGTGGCAAGGTAACTTTGGCTGGCAACATATGCCGATAGGTTCATTGTTCACCACGTCTCAAAAAGACTGCATCCGATGCAAAAAAGGGGAGACATTTAGTGAATCGGAGGTAGTAGGAGTATGAAAACTTTTTATTTAGTAGTACCAGGTGAACCAGTCGGCAAGGCTAGACCTAGAGTAACACGCTTTGTAACGTATACACCAAAAAAGACACTAGAGTATGAGAATAGAATCAGACATTATGCTAGTATCTATAACTTAGCTCCGATTACAGACCAGTGCAGTTTAAAAATTAGTGCCTACTTTTCAGTACCTAAATACTACAGTAAAAAGCGTAAAGATAACTGCATAGCAGGACTTGAAAAGCCAGCGAAAAAGCCAGACATAGATAATGTGGCGAAGTCAGTATTAGATGCTTTAAATCCTAAATTCAGGGTCAATAAAGCTACTAGACACAGAGTTATGATTCTACCCGGTATATACGAAGATGACAAGCTGGTAACTGATCTTGAAGTACACAAATTTTATTCAGTGACACCTAGGACAGAAATAGAAATAACATGGGAGGGGGACGAATAGTGCGATCATACGGAGTTGAAATTAACAAAAGCAATTACAAAGTGAAAAGTACCCGAGAGTTAGAGCATGCCTTAATTACATGCGATGCTGAAATGGAAGATTCGATTTTTGGTACTGATATTTTTAGAATAAATAAATTAAAAGAAATTCAAGAGCTTAAGCCATTGGTTGAAAAAGAGCTAAAGTCAAGAAAACGCTAAAAAGGCAGGGGTAGGAAATGTGTGACTTAGGACTAATTCCAGATTATTATGAGACTGCCAGAACGGCGAAAAAATTCTTAAATCGCAATTTTCAGCATTACTTAAACTTGTGCGGAATGCACAGAAATCAGCTAAAAAGCCCACAGCTTTCTTTTGCTCCTGGATCCACATATCAAAATAGAGTGGAAAAAAGAACTATAGCCGATTTGCAAAATGAAATTGATGTTACAGACCCTGCTAAGAGAGTTGTCAGTGCTATTTATCGAAGTATGGATAATTGTACCGACACGATGTTAAAACCGTATCGAAAGATACTGCTGGGCACATACATTGAAGGTAAAACTATTTCTCAGTTGTCTATCGAGACACACTTATCTGAGAAGTCAATCAGCAATAAAAAAGCCAGTGCACTTTGTGAGTTTGCTGACAGGCTAGAGTACTGGAAAAGATTTTATAATTGTGCGAGTGAAATACCTTACTTAATCGTTGAAAAGCGTTAAATTTTACGTAATTCTTACGTGATTATTGCGTAAAGCTTGCGAGTTTGTTGCATTGTTTTTATGCCATACTAGTATTGTCGAAAAAGCAATCGACAGACATATTCATCCTTAAGAAAAATAGAACATTTTTCAATGAAAGTTAGACTAATTCGGAATATTACAAGGTGGTTTGACTCCACCATTAGTCTTAAGGCAGGATTGGTAGTCATTGCCTGCCTAGATATGCCATGACCCCTTTTAGGGCGAGCGTACCGAGAGCTTAGAGCATCCTGACTTTGATACGTCGGGTCAGGATTATGAGCATTTAGGAACAACTAAGGTCTTTACAAAATGAAAATTAGAATTTGTATTAACTATTTACTGTGTATTTTATCTTCTGTATATCATTAAAAAAGTTAGTTGCAAAGGTTCGATTCCTTTGGTGCTCTATTGCTGGTAAAACCAGCGGATCACGTGTTAAATGATGAGGTTAGCAGTTCCTTTCAAAAAAAGCTGTATTGTAACCACCACCGCAAGGAAGGTGGTTTTATTTTGCATAAAATCAAGGAGTAGGAGGGATTGAATGGATAAACCCTTAACAATAAATGTTGCTGCTCTTATCCCGCAAGGGAAATTTTAATAGAAAAAAACAAATAATTTTCTTAACTAGTGTATACTAAAAAGATACGCTTTTTTTATAAAAAATATCTCTTTTCTTGTTGATTATGTGTATTATAGTGTGTATAATATAAGTACAAAGTTAAGAAAGGAGGTAAGAATATGCCAATCAAACCTTCGAAAATGGTTCGATTGCTTCTAAAGGCTGGCTTTAAAGAGGTTCCAAAAGGTGGAGGACATAGAAGGTTTAGACACCCTGATGGACGAATGACAGAAGTCCCTATGCACGGCAAAGAATTAACGCCATATACTCAAAGGAAAATTCTTGAACAAGCCAAAATTAAACTTTAGGACCAGAGCAACGAGCTAACGCTCGTTTTTCTGGCATATTCTAAAATATATGAGTAATAATTTGTTAATATATCCAATTATTGTAACTGAATGCCATGATGAAGCAGGTCATTATTATGGTGCCATTTCACCAAATATCCCCGGAATGGTTACTGATGGTCAAACTTTACAAGAGTTGGTTATTCATGCGGAAGATGCTATTGCAACTATGATTAGTGGAACTAAGTATCCCGAAGTGCAAGACCTTAAAGAATGGACATTAGGACCAAATGATTTTGTGGTCTATGTTACTGTTAATATGCTAAAATGGGAAGCACAGCATGAAAAAACTGTTAGACGCAATATTACATTACCTGAAGGCTTAAATAATTGGGCTAAAGACAATAAGATTAATGTTTCTAAGGTTACTACAGAAGCCCTTAGAAGTATGCAGAATACTAACTAAAGATTTACAAGCTAATGAACATTGTTTCATTAGCTTTTTATTTTATATTGAAGGTGGTGATGTTACTTGTAATGGGTAGAGCGTTGTATAAAGAGTGGCTGGATAAAGATAAACTGGTACTTCTGCAAGGATGGAAAAGAGCGGGTCTTACTGATGTGCAAATCGCACAAAATATGGGAGTTAGTGTTTTTACTCTCGATAAGTGGAAAAGAAACTATTCGCAGATAAGGCAGGCTCTAAAAAGAGGACGCTCAGAAATCAACTATATTGTAGAGAATGCATTGTTAAAAAAGGCTTTAGAAGGTAATGTCACCGCTATGATTTTCTTTCTTAAAAATAACTGGCGTGACAAGTACAATGATAGCCAGCTATCTAAAGAGGAACGTGAACTCGTACTCGCTAATATTCAAAAGACTAAAGCCGAAGCTCGTATTAAAGAGGCTAAAGCAATTATTGCTGAAAGGCTTGGAGATGAAAGTAATGCCAAATTGGAAGAGTTGTTAAATAAGATAGTACAAGGTGATAACAGTGGCACTGCAAGATTTACTGACAAAGAAACAAATTAAAGTATTGCATAGCTACTTGGCTGATGATTGGAAGATATTGATTAATGCAGGTGCAGTTCGATCGGGTAAAACATACATCAATAATTATCTATTTCTGCTAGAGTTAAGGCGTATTGCAAAGCTGGCAATGGAGAATAATGACGAACATCCTCAATATATTATTGCTGGTTTTAGTTCTAACTCTATCTTTAATAACATAATTAATTCTATTGGTAGTCAATTCGGAATAATGCTAACAGCTGATAGACATGGTCACTATCACTTGTTCGGTGTAGATATTGTTCCTGCATACACAGGATCCTTACGAGGTATAGGTGGTATTCGTGGTATGACCTCTTATGGTGCTTATATCAATGAGGCGAGCTTATCTACACATGCTGTCTTTCAAGAAATAAAGCAACGTTGTTCTAAAGAAGGTGCGAGAATAATTTGTGATACAAACCCAGATATCCCTACACATTGGCTGAAGACTGAATACATTGATAACGTAGATTCTAATGCAGGAATAAAGTATTTTATGTTTACGATTGATGATAACCCTACTCTGCCAAAAGATTATGTGGTGTCATTAAAAGCGTCAACTCCTAAAGGGATGTTTTATGACCGGGCTATTAAAGGGCTTTGGTGTACTGGGGAAGGTGTAGTATACCGTGACTTCGACCAGTCGACTATGACAATCGACAGGGACAAGCTACCTACTGATTTAACATACTATGTAGGCGTTGACTGGGGATACGAGCATACGGGAACTTTGATTGTGTTTGCTGATGACAGTCAAGGCAATACGTATCTAATCGAGGAACATGCACACAAACACCGATTTATAGATTACTGGGTCGACTTAGCTCACGATGTGCAGCAAAAGTATGGTAGTACGATACCTTTTTGGTGCGACTCGGCTAGACCTGATAACCTTAACGAGTTCTTGACTCACGGTATCCGTGCTTACAATGCGAATAAGGCAATAAATTCTGGTATAGAAGCGGTTGGCAGCCTAATGAAAGCCAAGCACTTTTTTGTCGTGAAAAATTCAGCCGATAATTGGCTTAACGAAGTTTATCAGTACATATGGAATGAGAAGACGGGTGAGCCGGTCAAAGAGAATGACGACAGCATGGACGCAATGAGATACGCAATCTATAACCAGCACAACAAAGCAAAGATCAACTTACAACGGAATACATTGTTTTAGTTAGGAGGGTTCAATGGAAACATTAGGAACAAAAGGTCAAGTTTTATCAAACGGTATGTTTGTTTATCCTAAGGACGAGCTGATGGACGAAACAGAAGTAAATGCTTTTATTGACAAGAACAGAGGCTTTACGGCTAAGATTTATGACCGAAACATGCAATATTACCTAGGCAAGCACGATATCTTGAAAAAGACAAACGCAACGGGGATTGAGTTAAACAAAATTGTGGATAACATTCCAAAGTATCTTGTGGATACTTACAACGGATTCTTTACTGGAATTAGTCCGAAGATTACGCTTGACGAAGACAGCTTAAATAACAACTTGCAGAACTGGAATAGAAGCAATTCTTTTTTTGATAAGCTGTCAGAAATTAGCAAGCAAGTAGATATTTACGGCAGAAGCTACGCCTTCATTTATCAAAATGAGTCAGCAGACACTAGAGTTGCAGTAGTACCACCGACTCAATGCTTTATCGTTTATGATGATACTATCGAACACGAACCATTAGCATTTGTGCGGTACTACAAAAACTCGGAGAACCTGCTACAAGCTGATATATATTATGGCAATGCAACTCAAACATACAGTGAAGGCAAGCTACTAGATTCAGGTTTAAAGTCAGTCTATGGCATGGTTCCAGCCGTGGAGTTCTTCGAAAATGAAGAGCGTCAAGGTCTGTATACTGACTGTATTAGCATGATTGATGCATTAGACGATACTTTGAGTCAGAAACAAGACACAATTGAATATTTTGCTAACGAATACATGTATGTTTTAGGCGGTGGCATAGATTTAAACGAAGAAGAACTTTCGTATATGCGGACACATCGCTTAATCAATGTGCCTACAGCTAATGCTGCTGATATTAAAATAGGCTTCTTAGAACGCCCTGATGGCGATAACGTTCAAGAGAACCAACTACAGCATTTAAATGACAAGATTTATCAAACAACCGGCATTCCGAACCTATCAGACAGTAATTTTGCAGGCAATGCTTCTGGTGTTGCGATTAGATACAAGCTACTAGCGATGGAAAACAAGGCAAGCAACAAAGAACGGAAGTTTACGCAAGCCTTACGTGCTTTGTACAAGGTTGTATTCAGCATTGACTCGGTTATCAATGTTTCGGACGCATGGGAAGATTTGAAGTTCAAGTTTACTCGTAACTTACCAGCTAATCTCGCTGATGAAGCAAGCACAGCTAACAGCTTAAACGGTATCGTATCTAAGGAAACACAGCTTGGTGCATTATCTATCGTTGACGACCCTAAGGCAGAGATGGAACGTATGGAAGAAGAACAAGACCAACAGCTCAAAAAGAGTCTTGAAGTAACTGGTGCCGATTATGAGAAACTAGATGATACTAATCAAGAGCAACCAGAAGCTAACCAGAAGTCTATTAAATCGCCTTTTAGCAACGAGGAAGTAGACAATGACTAAAGTTTACTGGCAACAGCGCATGCAAGGCGAAAAGAGCTTTGCTAAGTGGATAGAACAAACTGAAAATCGATTATTCGATTACTATCAAGTTCGCTATAACGAGCTATTGGAACATTTGAACGCTGAAATTGCTAAAGAATACGCAGCTTTAACTAGGTCTACAGGCATGAATTTAGATTTAGCTAAGCAGACAGTATCTAACTTAGATATTAAAGCCTATTCACAACTGGCTAAAAAGGTTGTTAGAGAAGCTCACGAAGCTAGAAAAAATGGCAATCCTAAGGCTTTTAAAGGATATTCAGCCGAGATTAATCGTCGAATGAAGATATACAATGCGACAATGCGTATCAATAGGCTAGAACTTTTAAAAGCTAGACTTGCTACTTGGTTACTTGAAGTTAACGCAGAACTAGATGCAGATTTACGAAAAGCTCTTAGTGACGGATATGTTGAACATGTAACTAAGCAGGCAGGCTTGCTAGGTACTACTGTTAGTTCATCTGCTATTGACCAAGGTATTCAAGAAGCTATCGCTTATATGTATGATAATGCTACTTTTAGCGATAGAATTTGGAAAAATCAAGACGTTATCAAAGCAAGTATTGATAAAGTAGTCAGTCAAGGTTCGCTGGGTGGCTATGGGCTTGAAAAAATGATTAATCAGTTGCACAAGTTTACTAATGCTAACTACAGTAACGCTAAGCGGATAGTTAGAACTGAAATGACTAGGGTTATGGACAAAGCACAAGAAGATGTTTTTAAAAAGGCGGACGTGAAGCTTGTATTTTGGCAGGTTGAAAAAAAGCCGTGTGCAGCTTGTTTAGCTATCCATGATAATGATGTTGGCTATGGCAAAGGCGTATATCCTATTGATGATAGCCCTAAGCCGGTTGAGGATACACACCCTAACTGCAGGTGCTTGCGTTCAGCGTTCACGGAATACGAAGCGTGGCAACTGCAGTGGGCTAAGAGCAAGGATAAGGGCGTTTATCTTGACCAGTACGGTAGAGTTCGCTATTCAGACGGCAGACTGGTTGAGGATTATTTAGAAGCTGAAAAGCTATATAACCAAGATTTAAAGAATAAATCTAAAAAAGCAAAACCGGCAGGTGCTATTGTCTATGACTCTAGTCTTAGCTTATCTGAAAAACTCAAAAATAAGGAACTAGAAAAAAGTAGACTTGAAGCCAAAAGGCAAAAGACGTTTGCCCAAAAATACTATGCAACTTTAAGAAATTACAAACGTGATTTTTTAGTATCTAAAATAGCCAAAAACACTGGAATTAGTAGTAATATCGTTATCAAAGCAATTGAACATGTGCTAGACTCCAAGTATAATTTAGATATAGATGGAAAAATGGTATTTCAAACATTCGAACCTGATGCAGACATGGCTCACAGTTTACAAAATTTATATCTAAATAACTATGATGAAGCAGATATTTTATTGTTACATCATGAAAATTTAGAAGCTTACTATATGGACAAAAAAGGTATGAGCTATGTGAAAGCACATAAATTAACAAATAAAAGATACGATTATCAAGATAAAATTGACCAATTGAAAGAAGAAGGAAAGAGGTAAAAGCATGATTACTTTAAAATTTATGTCAATTGAGTTATTAGAAGATAATTTAAATGAGTGGGTATATAGTATTTATACTGATTATCAAGAAGGACAAATAGCTATTAATAAACATAATTTTGATGGTAAGCTTACCTCTTTTGAAAAAGCAAGCAAGCGAGTTCGGATTAAAAAAGAGACTGTTGAATATGAAATTTACTACAGAATTGTTAAATTGATGAAGTCTCAACCCGGTATTAAAGAATATTACTGGCTTCATTCAACTAAGAAAATAGAACCGCTAGTATGATAGATAACATGGATATTTTAACCAAAGAAGAGTGTGCTAAAAAGACGTGGTTTTGATGTAACAGCGATTGCTAATCCGTTGTATAATAAAGATGCAAGACGTGATTTAGGATTGCTTACAGCTAATGCTGAAAACAGCTCAAGATAAAGCAAAACAAGCGATTATAGATAATTACAATTTGTCTAAGCTGATATCAGAAAAAGATATTAGTCTTAATATTGTTGATGTATACTACACTTTTTCATTTGAAATAAGCAGCAATAAGCTACCTAAGCCTGAAATGGTGGGTTATCCTGATTATGTTCAGGTCAATTGCGAAACTGAAGAAGTACATTTTATAAATTCGTATTTGTATGATGATTTAATTAGCAAGCTTTAATTAACTTGCTTTTTTTGTACCCAAAAACAGCCTCCCAAGGCTTTAAATGCGAGCGGACTCCCAAGTCCTTAAATGCGAGCAGACAAAGTAGTCTATAAAACGAAAGGACAATATGATGGAAGACAACAACTTAAAGAATAATCAAAATACAGTTGACTCTAAGGATAGTGACGTCAACCCTAAGGATAGTGACGTCAACCCTAAGGATAGTGACGTCAACCCTAAGGATAGTGACGTCAACCCTAAGGACGACAAAGGCAAAAGCAAGACTGGCGATGTGGTATCCAAGCTTAAGGAACGCTTAAGCAAAAAGACAGCTGAAAACAGTAGTCTGGCAGACCAAGTAGCCGATTTAAGAGTGCAATTACAAAAGTTTACTCAACAAGACAAGGCTAATGATGAACAAGCGAGCGAGTTAGACGAAGCTAAGAAGCAACTTGAAGCTTTGCAACTCGAAAACCAAAGAATTAAGGCTAGTCGACAGGTTGAAAAAGACTTACAAGACGCAGGCTTACTGAGTTATTCAAGCGATGGCGTTCTAGAGATGTTGGTAGGAGATACAGACAAAGTCACAACTCAACGTACTATGGCTTTCATCAAGTTTGCCCAATCTTTGGAAACTGGTATCCGCAAGGAATATCACACAGGGCATACGCCTAGGACTTCTGGTAAGGCTTCACTTACTAGAGATGAAATTAATAAGATTGCAGACCCTGCAAAGCGGTTAGAAGCAATCAAGAACAATTTAAGTTTATACAACTAGTTAGGAGAAATTTATGACAGTTGATGCAAACACTATTAAGACTACTGATTTAGTAGCTCAATCAATCGACTTTACAGAACAATTTTCACAAGGCTTATCAACTCTTTTAAACGTGTTAGGAGTTACTCGTAAGCAAGCATTATCACAAGGCTCTGTTATCAAGCTATACAAAACAGAAGGTACTTTAGTTTCTGGCGATGTTGCAGAAGGCGACGTTATTCCCTTGTCAAAGGTAACTCGAAAAGTATCTAGTACTCAAGAACTTAAGTTCGGCAAGTGGCGTAAGGTTACAACCGCTGAAGCAATCCAAAAAGCTGGTTTTAATCAAGCAGTTCAAACTACAGACCAAAAATTATTGCGTTTAGTTCAAGAACAAGTTAAAACTAATTGGTTTAATTTCTTGACTACTGCGACTGGTACTACTACCACAAATGGTGTAGGTTTTCAAGTTGCAGTTGCTAATGCAATTGGACAATTTAATGTTGTTTGGGAAGGTTACGGAGTACAACCTGTAGCATTTGTTAATCCTTTGGATGTATATACATACTTGGCTAAAGCTCCTGTATCAACTCAAACTGCTTTCGGTTTGAACTATATTGAAAACTTCCTGGGCTTTAGTGCAGTTATCTTATCTGCTTCTGTTCCTGCTGGTAAGATTTACGTTACCGCACCAGACAACATCAATCTAGCTTACGCAGACTTACACGGCGACTTATCCGGAGCATTTAACTTTACTACAGACCAAACTGGTTTAATTGGTGTAGCTCACAACGAATTGCTTAATGCCCTGAGCTACGAAACTGTAGTAACTACTGCTTCTGTACTTTATCCTGAAATTTCAGCCGGCATTATCGTATCTGAAATTAAGGATGCAACCAGTAAGTAGTTAGAAAGGCACTATTATGGACTATTTAGCTAATATTAAGGCACTATTAATGCTCCCAGATAGTGCCAAAGACGATTTAATAAATGTGATTATAGACAACACTAAGCGAGCGTTACGAGTTAGACTCGGCTTAAGTGCTTCTGACGCAGTCCCGGACGAATTGAGTTATATAGTAGTTGAAGTCTCCGTAAGACGCTACAATCGGCTTAAAAATGAGGGCATGGTGTCTTACAGTCAAGAGGGAGAAAGCATCGCTTTCAATTCAAACGATTTTGCAGACTTTGAAGAAGATATCAAGGCTTGGAAAGACAAGAACAACAAGGCTAATGAAGTACGATTTATCAATCCATATGCTAGAGCTTGGATCAATCGTTATAGTAGCAGAGCCAACGGGAGGTTGTTAAATGACTTTTCAAATTAAGTGGGACGGCTTAGACCAGCTAACAGAGGAACTAAGAACAATGGCTTCTGGTAAGGCTTTAGAAAAGGCTTCGGTTGCTTTGGGTTCTCAATGGCAAAAAGAAGCTAGAGCGATGGAACGTGCAAAGTATACTCATGGTTATTGGACTGGTAACCAGCAAAGAAACACGCTTGTTTACTGGGAAAATGGCAAAAAGACGATTGTCTTAGACCCAAAAACCGAGTATTCAGTCTACACTGAGTATGGCACACGCAAAATGGATGCAATGCCGGTATTCAAGCCAACGCTTGATATGACAAAGAAAAGAGCACCTAGTGTGATCGAGTATTACTTGAAGAAGGACATCAAATAATGCATATTTCACTAGCACTTTTCAATTGTTTTTTCGCTAAGTGCCAAGAATTAGGCTTTGATACGTACGAAGTCTTACCAGACGACACAGTGCCTTATCCGTTCGTTAGAGTCAATCAAGCTACTTTAACTGGTGGGAGTACTAAGACTGGATTTGCTGGCGAAATAACTATCAATCTTGACTTATTCGGTACGTTATACCAGAAACTAGAGCTGTCAGAAATGCAACAGAAGCTTGAAGCCGTCGGACTTACTGGTATATGGCTTAGCGATACTAGCTTAGTGGCTGTAGTAGACGATTATCAGGCAGTAAACCTATTAGATACATCAACTACAACACCGCTTAATCACACAAACTTAAGTTTTAAATTTCGATATTAGAAGGGATATAGTATAGATGGCACAACCTCAGAAAATCAATGGCTCAAACGTTCTTGGGCTTTTTAGATTGGAAAAAAATGCTGCAACTGAAAAAGCAGCTATTATTAACTATCAAACTAGTTTAGATTTTGAATTTAAAAGAGATAGCGATAGTACAAGCACTAAGACTGGCTCACTTTCGACTAGTGGTAGTCTTGAAACTACTATCAAGTTCTCTTTCGTTGACAATATCTCAAAGGTTTCAGACGACATTAGAACCTCAATTCTTAATGCAGAACCAGCTGAGCTTTGGCAAGTACAGCTTGACCGCAAGAACAGTGAAGGTAAATATTTCGGCTGCTATGTTCGTGGCACTGTTTCATCTGATTCAGCTAAAAATGATGATGGCGACAATTCAACTCGTGAATGCGAGTTCAAATGCGATGGAACCCCGCAATACGGCTGGACTGATTTAGATGCTACTATCAAAGAAGCATTATCTTACGCTTATCAAGGTATCGGCGTTATTTCTGATAGCGACAAGCAAGGTGGTGGCAAGGCTTACAACACAATTACAGACCGTGGATTAGGTAGTGCTACAGGCAAGTAGTCATGCGATACGATAGCAAGGTTAAGTTCTACAGTGAAAGCAAAAAGCACTACAACCCTAAGACCTCAAAGTACGAGGGCGGAGCGGAATTAGTGCTTGAAACATATGCTAACGTCACTGATTTAGGACTAACCAGACAAAAGAAACTATTTGACTCAATCAAGATTGAGCAGTTAACAGTTCGATTGATTGAGTCTTGCCCTAAGTCGTGGGCTTACTTAACAATCGACAACCAACCAAAAAAATATAAGCTTTCTAAGCAATTGAACAGCTTAAAAGGCACAGCAATTATTATTGAAGAATTATCAGAGTAAGGAAGGAGTTAGTCAGGGCTTAACAGCCTGACTGGCTTTTTTTCGCTTTCAGGAGGATTTATGGCAGCACCAAAATTAAATTTAAATATTAACGGCAATGATGTTGAACTCGTTTTCGGAGTTCGTTTTGTTCACGAATTAAACAAGGCTTTTGGAATTGAACGTGATGGCTTCAATATCGGTATGGGCTTCACTTTGATCTTGCCACCATTGCTACAGTACGACCCGGACGCACTCGCAAAGGTTATCTATTGTGCATCTTATAAGAGCAGTTCTAGACCTACAATGGACCAAATTTACGACTCTTTGGACGAATTAGACGACTTAGAACAAACCTTTGATGAGGTTATGGGCCGTTTAAAAGCTTCAAGTGCAACGAAGCACACACTAGCAACTTTGACAGTCAAGGAACAAACCGAGGAACAGAAAAGCAACTAGTAACTTGTGAGCAACAGTACCGAGAAATTCAGTTGAACAGCTTAGCCTTTTTAGGATTTACAAGCCTTGAGGACGTGGACGACCAGAGTTTCGAAGAGTACGAGCTAAGAATGGAAGCTTATGCACTCAAAGATGCTTACTTATCCAAGTTAGCAGCACAAGCAGCATTCTTTAATCAGGTTATGAAGTCTACTAAAGGTTCAGGAAGCAACACACGGCTTGTATACGACCGGTTCGACAAGCTTTATGATTATGAAAAAGCAGTAACTAAAATTAGGTCGCAATTTGAACCAGACTTCAAGACAACCGAAGAAAAAACAGAGTTTAATTTTGCCGAAAAATTAAGAGAGTTCGACGCTCTTAAAAAGGCAGGAAAAATCAAGGCTTGGGCGGATCGAACCGAAGCCGAGCGGAAAATCTTATAAAGAGAGGAGGCTAATATATGGCCTTAGAAGCGAGAGCCAAACTTGTACTAGATGACTCGCAATTTACTAAGACTTGTAAAAATGCTGAAAGCTCACTTAATGGCTTAGCTCGTGAAACTGACAGAGGGGTTAGTTCGTTCAAAGGCTTTGCAATAGCTGGTGCTACGATGGCAGTTGTTAGTCGAGCCATTAGTGTCGTCAAGGATAACTTAGGCTCAGCTATTCGAAGATTCGATACTTTGAACAAGTACCCAGTCGTTATGAAAGCTTTGGGATACAGCACTAAAGACGTTGCTAATTCAACAAAGTTGTTGGTTAAGGGCATTGATGGGCTGCCCACTTCTTTGCAGGATATTACCTCGGTAGCTCAACAATTAGCCCCATTGACTGGCTCAGCTAAGAAGGCTGCACAATCTGCTGTAGCTCTTAACAACGCCTTTCTTGCTTCTGGAGCTAGTGGTGCAGACGCTAGCCGAGGTTTGTTACAGTATACTCAAATGCTTTCGACCGGTAAGGTCGACTTGATGAGTTATCGAACTTTGATGGAAACAATGCCAATTGCATTGAGAAAAGTGGCTAACTCTTTCGGCTTTACTGGTAAATCGGCAGAAAATGATCTGTTTAAAACCTTACAGTCAGGCAAAATTACTATGGACCAGTTGAACGACAGGTTTATTAAGCTTAACAAAGGCGTAGGCGGTTTTGCGGAGTTAGCCCACAAGAACTCAGCAGGTATTCAGACTAGTTTCGAAAACTTAAAAAATACAGTTGTTAAGAATTTAGCTAATATGTTAACCGCTATCGACAAAGGGTTTAAAGAAGCTGGATTAGGTTCCATTGCCAAAGTGCTTGACTCAATGAAAGCTAATATTAACAGTGCCTTTACAGCTATTACACCAGTAGTTACTAAGGCTACTAAAGTAATACTTAAATTGGTTACTGGTTTACAGAAATTATCCGGAAAGCCATGGTTTCAAGCTTTAGCAGTAGGAGCGGGTACTTTTTCGGTAGCCACTAAAGGTATGTTGAAAGTAGCTCGTGCAGCTAGAGCTACCAAAGGTGCTTTAGAAGCATTCAAGGCTGGCTGGAAAGCTTTGAAAGTAGCCGGAAGTGCAGCAGAAGGCGTTAAGGAAGCCAAAGTAGCATTAGAGGGATTTAGTAAAACGTCTAAGGTAGCGACTGCTATTCAATGGGCATTTAATGTTGCAGTATCAGCAAACCCTTTAATGTTGATACCCGCTGCAATTGCAGCGGTCGTTGCAGCTCTTGTCTGGTTCTTCGGGTTTACTAATACTGGTAAAAACATGTGGTCAGGTTTCTTAAGTTGGTTAGGTCAAGCTTGGAATGCAATTGTTAACACTGCTCAAGGAGTTTGGAATGGCTTAGGTCAATTCTTCGGTAACTTATGGAACGGTATCGTTAACGTTACTAAGACAGTTTGGGATGGGCTTAAGTCTTTCTTTGGCCCAATCGTTGAGACAATCAAGAACGCATGGAACGGTATGGCTCAATTCTTCAGTGGCTTGTGGCAGGGGATTGTTTCGGTAGTTGTCCCAATTTGGCAAGGATTTATTACGTCAATTCAACCAATTATTGAGGCACTTAAAAACTTGTGGAGCACGCTTGGAGATTTTTTTAGTACGTTATGGCAAGGAATAGTTACTGCAGCCGGTGTTATCTGGCAGGGGCTACTGATAGTATTTACCCCGATAATTCAAGCACTTCAAATTGCTTGGCAAGGGTTTAGCACAGTGATAGGAGTTGTTTGGCAAGGTATCCAAGTTGTGATTAGTACCGCAGTAGCAATTATTAGGGCTTTAATTACTAACTTTTTGAACGGTGTTCAGACTATCTGGAATGCGGTCTGGCCTGTATTAGGGCCAGTAGTGAGGGCTATCTGGCAAGGCATTAAAATTGCTATTAGTACCGCAATTAAAGTTATCTCAACGATAATCAGTACTACCTTAAACACTATTAGAACTATCTGGAATGCGGTTTGGGGAGTTATCGGTACATTGGTTAAAACTATCTGGAACATGATATCTACTACTATTTCAACCACGATTAACGTAATTGCAGGCATTATTAGAGCTATTACCGCAGCAATCAAAGGCGATTGGTCAGGTGTATGGAATGCAATTAAAGGCATTGCTTCGACTATATGGAATGGAATTAAGTCTTTAGCTTCTACTTTATTTAATGGCATTAAGGCAGTAATTGTTGCTGTATGGAATGCAATTAAGGGTGTTACTTCTTCTATTTGGAATGGTATCCGAGGAGTAATTAGTTCTGTATGGAATGGAATTAAAGGTGTAATTACAGCGGGAGTTAATGTAGTTAAATCGATTTTTACTGGAGCGATGAATGTACTTAAAGGAGTAGCAAGCACGATTTGGGGAGCAATCAAAGGCGTGTTTAACGTTGGAGTAAGTTTTATCAAGTCCATAGTTCACTTTGACTTGGGATCAGCGGGTCGGCATATTATGAACTCGTTCCTCAATGGATTAAAAGCTGTTTGGAATACAGTCAAAAACTTCGTAGGCGGTATTGGTAACTGGATTAAAAAGCACAAAGGACCAGAAAGCTACGACAAGAGATTACTTATTCCCGCCGGTCGTTATATTATGGGCGGTCTTGCTCAAGGATTAAAGGACAACTTCACGCTTGTTAAAGACCAAGTTAACAATGTTACAGGTTATTTCGAAGATTTAACTGTCTCATTGCCTAGTGTTGATTCAGACCAATTCAACGCAAGTCTTGATTCGCTTAACAATCGGACTTATGCTGCAGTTTCAGGTGCAATTAATCAGGAAATTAGCTTCCAGAATAAACCAGCCTATGTAACTTTGTCCTTAGGTGGAAGCGACTACCAAGGATTTGTCGATGATATTAGTAAGCAACAAGATATGAGTGTTGCTCTTAGAAAGAAGAGATTATAGATTATGAAACAGTACGAATTTCACGACCTAGACGTTAATACCCGTGGCGACCCTTCGTGGTTGCCACCTGAGGCAATGTTTATTATATCTGATGGTATAGGTATACCTTTGGAAGATTTAATTGATGGATATCAAACACTAACAGTGTCAGGTCGAGAACTGTCAGTATATGAGGTAAATACTCAATCTGTTGATAATGAAGATGGTGTTATGTTTCTAAGTGCTAACCGTCCAGTAAGAGAAATTGAAGTATCTTATAAATTAGAAGCTGAAAAAGATGAAGAGTTTAGAGCAAAATATCAACTGCTGAACTACTATTTAAGCAATAAGCAGTTTGACTTTTATTTTTATGATGATGACCAGTATCAATGGACAGGCACAGTTTCCAGTACTGAAAAACCTGAACCAGGTAAAAATATAGTAAAAAGTTCTTTTACTATTACTTGTAATGATCCTTATAAAAGGCTTAGGAAATCTGTAATTTATACAAATAGAGATGGTATGCTTAGAATTACTGAACCTGCATTTTATTTAACTACTCCTGATTTAATTAGCATTTATCTTGAGGATTCCAGTTCTACAGTACAAGTTTCTAATGGAAGGCAAACCATTTCTTTAACTGGCGTTTTTAATCCAAATGACAATATAAAAATAAGGATTTCCACGGATGCAGATAAACAATCAGATATTATCTTAAACGGGGAAAGTCATCTAGAACTATTGAATTTAGACAGTGATTTTGAAAACTTTGCTTTAAAAAGAGATGATATCGTTACTGTTTCGCCACATGCTGATTTATCAATTAAATTTAGGAGGAAAGAGCTTTGAGATTACTACTATATGATAGTCATGAAATACTTTTAGCGATTGTGAACGGCTATGGCACGATTGAGCGTGAAATTAATGTTTATGATCAATTAAATGTTGAAGTACCACCAACTCGTAAAAATATAGATCTTTTAAAAAAGACTATGAAGGTTGGTGTTCCATATCCTTCAACTAAAAAATATCAACTTTTCAAAGTAGAAAAGGTTAGCTTAAATAGTAAGCCATTAACAATTACTGCTATTGATAGTGCTGCCGATGATCTAGATACACAATATTTAATTAGAGATAAAAGATTTATTAATAAGCCACTCAGTCAAGTCCTTCCTGTCATTTTTGAAAAAACCACATGGAAGTATAAGCAATTTGCACCAGATAATTCAGATATAATTAGCTTTTATCGAATCAGTCCTAAAGAAGCTCTTAAAAAAGTAGAAGGCATATTTGGAACTGAAGTCCGCTTTTTGTATTCAATTCAAGGAAACAAAGTCATTGATAAAACATGTGAAGTTTATGAGCAAATAGGCGAATCAACTAACATTAGACTAGTTCAAGGCATTAATGTTACTAATGTAGACTACACGCAAGATCAAACACGACTATATACCGCAGCTGTTGGTCGTGGTGCAGGAATTCAAAACACAGATAATGATGGAAATGCAACGGGTGGTTATTCTAGATCAATTGAATTTACTAATATTTCGTGGTCTAAGGCTAATGGCGATCCAGTGGACAAGCCTGTAGGGCAAGATTATGTTGAAATTCCTGAAGCTACTCAGAAATACGGTTGGTTGGATGAAAACGGTCAGTGCCATCCAAGAATTGCAAAATTTGAATTTCCAGATGAGCAAAATGTAAACAAGCTTTTAAAAGAAACGTACGATAAATTACTGTCACTATCTCAACCGCAAATTATAGTTGAAACTACTGTTGCGAAAATTGGGCAAAGAGTAAATTTAGGTGATGAAGTTACTGTTGTGATTTATGAGCCGTATAAGCTAACATACAAAGCGAGAGTCATTAAAGTTGAAGAAAATCCAGACAATGACAGCTTATCTGCAGTAACTGTTGGTTTTACAAGTGTAGAAAGACAAGCAGAGCGTGAATTTCAGCAAGAACAAGCACTAGTAGATACGAAAACCGATTTTAACCAAGCGTTGGGTGATACGAAAACCAATTTTAACCAAGCGTTGGATGATACAAAAACTGATTTTAACCAAGCATTGGATAATACCAAAACCAATTTTAATCAGGAATTGGAAAATCAAAAAGATGAGAGCGAGCGTCGCTATCTTGAACACAATCGAAAATTTACTGAGCTACAGCAAGAGACCAGTGACAAAATTAAGTCTACTAAAGAAAGCATGGATTCTGAGCTTAGTGCACACCAGCAGGCAATCAATGAGCAGATGGAAAAAGCAAAGAAAGCCATCCGAGCAGTTGAAGAAAAAACAGCCAAAGAAATCGATGACGCTAGAGATAGCATTATGACTTTTGTAAGCCGTAACTCTGAAGGCGCACCATTGGAATTTTATGATGAACATGGCAAACTCGTTAAAGGTATACCGCCTGTGTCTACAATTAAAAGCAAAGACGGTAAATTTGAATTAAATGCTAGCGGTTTTAACTTTGGTAATCATGTTCTAGGCGGCAATGGCGAGTTATATGCAGACGGTATATATGGTAACAAAATCGAAGGTTACAGCATTATAGGTGCTCATATATCTGGTGGAACAATCCAAGGTGTAACAATTGAAGGTGATTCATATTTCAGATCTTCGGGAGCTGGCGGAATTGCGGTCGTATCAGGCGACAGTGGTTTCTCTTTTGGTGCTTGTGCCATGGGTAGTGGTCACATTTCGATAGGAACTGGCAACTGGAATGGGACGGATTTTTACACCTCAGGGGATGTCATATGTTCCTCCGTAGTAGTTGGTGGGATGGCACTTACTAGTAGTGACGTAGCAAAATTACAAGGACTGAAAGGATAATCATGAGTTTTTTTAAAGACGCAGACACCATCGACTTAGCCATCATAGCTAAGGAGTATGAAAAAATTAATCGTGAAGTAATGCACGAAAACTTGGTTTTACGTATCCAACTTCGACAGCATACCGAGCGAGAAAAAGAACTACTCGAAATTTTAAAAGAAAAAATACCAGAATTTTATGAAGTTTTGAAGAAAGGAGATGAAAAAAATGATACAGAATCCTAGGTTACCAGAGCTAACCCTTGATCTGCAAAAGACAACAGTTTTTGTTAGCCGTCCATTCAGACTCACTCAGGCTGATAAAGGTTATATACAGCCTTTCCGCCTGACTAACTCTTGGTCGGCTTATGATGTTTCAGAAATCAATTTAAATTTTGCAGCGACCAAACCTGACGGGCAAATTATAGATATAAAAAAAGAGCCTAACCGTTTTAAACAAGAAAATGGTATATGGCTCTTTTACTTACCTGAAGAAATTGCACAAGCTGTAGGTAATGTCACTGCATACTTTTATGTTACAGATTCATCGGATACTATCTTGGCTACTACAACCAAGTTCGGTTATGAAGTAAGTGCACGGTATGGCGAGGATGTTAAGTCTAACTCCTATATCTCAGAGATTGAAGATATGGAGAAGCAGTTTCAAGAGTACTTGGCTAATGCTAAAGCTCAAGTTAATGCACAGAATGGCTTAACAAATGAGTACAAACAAAAACTATCGCAAACCTTGTCTGAGATGTCTGATAAAGTGGCTAGCTGGTTAAACACTAAAACCGCAGCAATTGATCAAGATATTAAAAACAGACAAGATAATCTGGATAGGCTAAACGCTGATTATCAGGCAAAATATAACGAGCTAGTTGCTAGCTGGCAAAATAAAATTGCTGAAATCAACACAGACTGGGAACAACGCAAGGCTGAAATTATATCCGAGGCGAAAAGCCAACGAGCCGATATTTCCAATGAGTGGGAAAGCCTAAAAAGTAAGTTTAATGCTGATAGAGATAGTGCAATATCTCAAGCAAATACTGATTTCAAAGCAAAGCTAGATACTATACAGGCTGACTGGAATAATCAAAAAAGCAAGCTTGAGCAAGAAATAACAGATTTTAAGACAAATCTTGAAAATAAAGTTCAGGTGGTAACGAACAAAGTCTCCGACTTGGTGACCCACACTTACCCAGACTTAAGCAGTAAAACTGACGCAATCAGTACAAAAATTGCACAGCTAAAAGAAGAATTTAGTAAAATCGATTTTTCTACTTACGCTACTAAAGAAGACTTACAAAAAGTACAGCCAGACTTTTCAAAAATTATAGTGCAAAACAAAACACTAGATGATAAAAGGGGAATCAAGATTTTCAGCCACCATCTTATTCAAAACCCGGATGAGGGTTTCTGGGTGGTAAGCCTCGCAGAGGGCGACACCGTACCAAGACGTGTTCAAAAAATGGACGCAGCATTTCCTAAAATGAAAGAAAAAATTGGCAATTTGCAAACAACCAAGGCTGATAAGTCTGAATTGAGTAATTACGCAACAAAAAATGAGCTAGATAACAAAGCAGATAGGTCTGAACTAAGCAATTATGCCACTAAAGATGAGTTAAACAGCCATCAGCCCGACTTGAGCAACTATGCTACAAAGTCAGACTTGGATCATAAAGCTGATAGATCAAATTTAAGCTATTATGCAACAAAAAATGAGCTAGATAACAAAGCAGATAGGTCTGAGCTAAGCAATAAA